CCCTGCTTTTCTTGGGAAATATAATATTGCTTAAAGAAATCAACTGCTTTTGGGAAGTCTGAAACTAAAAATTCTGGAAGTTGACTCTCAATAATTTTATTGAGTTGAACTCTCTTCTCAAAATTCGACATATTTTTATTTCCTCTCTAGGTCTCCGTTTGAGTAACTTGAAGTATAGTATTCTCTTGCAAAAGATACACCACTAATGTCTTCACCAGATGCTATAACATCTTTAATCGTATTTATCCTACTACTTGAAACGTCTAAACTGAGGTACAAATCTTTTAACCCGATTACATCATTAGAATCTGGGAATGCTTGAACCTCAATAATGGCGTTTTGTTGTTGGGTTGAAGTGATATTAATTGTATTTAAAAGAATTTCACCTTTAATATAATCAACTGTACCAACACCTCTCAAAGCAACCTGCAATTGATCAGTATTTGTCTTTTTAATTGCAGATATAACACCTTTTCCACTACCATCAAGATTTCCTAATGCATCCTTATTTGGAACATCAGTCAAATAAACAATATCGCTTGATCCAGTGATTGTAAAACCAGTACTCTTGATGTTATATCCTGCAGGATTGATGTGAAATCTATTACCAAAGCAGAGTTCGTATTGAGCGAACTGATTAAGTAATGATTTCATATCTCTTCTAATTCTAACCTTTGTTATGTTAGAAGTAATTGCACTATCAACTCTATCAATCAATTGAAGGACTTTACTGTACTTAAATCTGCCTCCAAAACGATTCATATCAACATCTTTTGAATATGTTGATAACGTATCAGTAATATTAGTCTTTAAATCGTTTGCATTACTAATTTTTGATACATCATAGTAAATTGTAGAGTCAAGTTCAACGTGCAGAACCTTAAGATCGATGATTTTTTGATTAATACCCGCAATAGAATACTTTTTAAGTTTATTGAGGATGTTTTGCTTATCAAAATCAGAAATATATGATCCATTCTTGGGTTTAATACTAATTTGAACCGTTCCAAACTGTGGTGGAACCAATTCCTCGCCTCCAACTACTGCAACCGACTCAGTATTGGAGTAAATTGAAGAAATAATCGCTTCATAGTCCCTTGACGTAACCGCTCTGTACTGCGCGGAATACAATCGTGGGGCAAAGTACTTAATAGAAGAGACATTCTCTATTTCACCGCCATTTATCGCCCTCTGAACGACTGTAATTGGTATAGCACCAGTAGGAGTGGTTCTAACACCATTCTCATTGATCAAATTACCTTGAAAATCGAAGGTATTTGGACCATTTCCTTCTTCACCATCAGTAATAATGTATCTTACCGTGATAACAGAGTTATTTTCTAACTTTTTACCGAAATATCCATCACCAAACAGTAATTCATACCTCTCATCAGCAATTTCCTGAATCAGATAGATCTCAGATGCCTTATCAATATTTAAAATGTTATCAATCTTGGCAAATTCTCTTCCAAGACCAGTATCATTGACTCCTTTGACGTAAGTTCTAATTGTAGAAGCATCAATATTGGGATTATCAAGAACAAAACGTTGATCAACAGAATTATTAACTAAGAATTGCTTGCTTAATAACGTTCCTTGGAAGATTTCAATGGGTGCATCTGCCGTTCCAAACGTTGCAGCACCATTTTTTATCGTTGTTGTAATATTTTCAGGTATCGAAAAACGATATGATGTATTATCAAAGGGTCCAACAGCAACTAAACCCGCATTGAGAGTTAAAGTAGTGCTAGTAGAGGTAGTTGGAACCGAAAATGTGACTTGTGCCTTTGCAGCACTCTTTGACCTTGGTACATATCCAATATTCCTTGCCAACGAAACTACGTTTTCGCGGACTGTTGCTCCATCTAAGAACGATTCATTCACTGCCAGGTTAGCATTGAATGCATTAATGTACGTATTGTACGCTAAAGTATCGATTAAGACGGAAAAATTCGATCCTTCAAAGTCAAAATCCGTAAAATTTGAATTAGAACGGAGATATGACTTGATTTCTGCTTTTATCTGATCGAAATCTAAGTTAGTAAACTGTGTAAAAGGCATGTTTTATCGTGTTGCCTCTAGTATGAATGAAAAATTTGAGGTTGGGATATCTAATCCAACAATATCGAAGAATATATTACAATTAAATGAATTATTATCTGGTTGAGGATCAACTTGAATCTTTAGATTATCAATCCTAGGTTCATAAAATCTAATTGAATTTGAAATTTGTTCTTCAATAACAAGAGCAGTACCTATATCCACAAACCCAAAAAGGCTCCGACGAACATCGGAACCAAAGGTTGCGTTAAAAAATCGCTCAGTCGGAATTGTTTCGACTATATTACGTACAGATCTAATGATTGCACGTTCATTCACCAGCACAGGTAGATCCTTTGTCACAGGATGTGGATCAAAGGAAAGGCTGATATCTTTAAATGCTCTGGAAATCCTCCGAGTTGACATTATTATGGTACATTTTCCTGAATTTATTTATATCCCTTACTGAGGATTTTGCTTTTCAACCACTATTTCTTCAGGATCATTAGTTTTTTTAGGTTTGGACCAATAATCTGTAATCAATTTAGTGGTTCCCCACATCTTGTACATATATTCAGCATCGCGATCTACGTGATATTTTGACATTGGTTTTCTTTTTGGTATTTACTCAGAAAGATCTTGAGGACCTTCATCCTCATCCGTGTTTTTATTATCACCAACAACTTCACGAATTAGTTTTTCGTATTGTTTTGCGGCAATATTATCTAAAAAATCATTAGTTGGTTCCATCTTGTTCCTCTTGTTGACGTTCTTTTGCTGTTTTCCAATGATACTCATCTTCACGACCCATACCTAGGCGATCATAACCATTTTCAACTTGATAGTACTGAGTTGAGACTTTAAAATCAGGCATCTTAGGTTCAACTGGTGTCAAACTATTATCAAATATCCTAAGACGATTATTAGGATACAGAGCATATTGACCATTCTCAAGTTCAATTAAGTTATGAGACTTATGTTCTGCAGGATTTTCACTCGTTGCCCAATCAACATAATCGGGATCATGATGATAATTATCTATAGTACAAACATAAGTTCCTTTTACATTCCCGTGATCTCTTGTATAACATTCAAAGTCCATTGAACCAATGAACTTCTTATCAACACTGACTACACCATAATCCATACAATTCCAGAACTGTAGGTTAGGTAAACTCATATCAGGTGTTGGAGTTTCAGGATCTGCCACAAAGGCACTAATAGGTAACTTATCATACATTGCAGCATATTCTGGTAGATAGGTTTCAAAATAAAAAGCACGCCCAGGTATCGATTTAACTGATACCCAAACGCCTTTTACAAATTCGCCATGACCAGATTGATGATCAGTAAGATATTCTTTACGGACCCATACTTCCTGTGAAGGAAGATTAGCAATCAAACACGCCATAAACTATACACAACTTTACTTATTTACCTTGTCCACGATATACCTTTTTTGCCCCATTGCGAGACGTCGCGGTATATTTTGTATTCTTTCCGTTCCCTTGACGAGTCTTCTTCGCGGGGGCAGATACATAATCGCCTTTCACGAGACCTGATTTTGCCTTAGCCATAGTTACTCCTGTAATGAATTAATTTGAGTTGTAAGTTCCGAAGGGTTGGGAGAACCCGTCTCATAAAATTTGAGAGATAGATCCTCCATTGTATCGAAATACTTCTCCTGAGTTAAGTTCTCATAAAGTACTTTACCCTTATGGAGAATTGTATACGATTCTGAGATCATATCAGATCACGCGAGTTTTTTCGTGACCAACTCTGATACGAGGATCACACCAAATCTCAAATCCTGCTTCCTTTGCATCCAGACAGAATGATACATCTTCTCCACACATATCCTGTACTTCACCAGATTCAAAGACTTGCATCTTCGGTGCAAACCAAGGATATGGAAGACCTTCGTGTTCAAAGACTCCATTCTTAATTAACAACCAACCGAAACCTGCATAGTCTACAGTGAATGGTTTACGACGCTTTGCAATACTCTCAAGTGTTTCGTGGTTCATAACACCACCATTACCACGGAAGTCTTCTTCATCCATCCAATGTGCAACCGAGGTGGTTTGACCATCTTCAGTACAATACCATCCACTTGCAATATCCTTATCCATCAATACTAACTGATAGAACTTCTCAGTGTTAAACACAATATCACTATCAATCCATAACTGATAATCATACTGTAACTTACCATCCCAAGGTTTCTGATCAGGTCCACGAAGTACGTTCGCACCCAAACACTTACAACGGGCGAAGTTTACCATTGAACTATAATCTTGTGAGATCTGAATACTTGCTCCAGATTGTACAAGATCAAAACATAATTGTACGAAGTTCTTCAGATACGTGTATGATACACCACGACCTGGTAAACAGAATACTACTGTCTTTCCTTTAACCATTTCTCTTGCTTTCGCAAAATCCCATTCAGGTTCTTTCTGCACAACTGGTGATTTTGCCTTTACTGTAAATCCTTTAGCCATAATTAGGTCAAGTTTGAATTTGAATCGATTCAGTATTAATTATACTCTATTACTAAGAGTCAGTCAACTATCGCATTCGGTAATTACGATACTGTGCCCATCTACCTCCATATTGATCTGTGTACCCTCATACCAACCATACTCAGATATAATCCACTCGGGCACTTGAATTACATATTCACCTGTAACAGGATCGACCTCCACAGTGGTAAAATTTTCTCCGGGATTTTTTTGCATACTCGTTATCCTTTCGTTCATTTTTGTTTTATATAGAAAAGTGTCGAGTTATATAAAGACCTCGCCAAAGCAAGACTTTGTAGCCTAATGGTACCTTAGCGTTTTAGCCACACGCGCCAGGGCGCGGCAACGCCCCCCAAGGGGGCACTGCGAATCACGAACCCAGCGCACTGGGTCAGAGCACATCACCCATCGCCGTCGCCTTGGTGCTCTGATGCACCGAGCGGGAACCTGCACCAGTGCGAACGCGGGAAGAACCGCCACGGATGCGGTCAGCGTAGCGGTTCGCTTTAGTTCCGTGCGCTGTGGGCAATCTACGGATTTTGACTTCCTTGCCTGCTGCATGCAGAACCTCAGCGATCGTCAGCAGGTTCTGAGTGGAGGTGGTCATCTGGTTTCGTTTGGTTGCTTTGCTTACAATAGTCGGTCACGGGGAACGAACTCACGAACGTGGTCCAGTTCCCCAACTGGGGATCTCCCCTTAGAGTTCTGCCATCATTTCATTCATCTCATCGGCATCGATCGCGGGGTCATCCCAACGAACGCCGTCGTCAGTGGCACCCAGAAAACGACCGATCTGTCCGTCAGTCATACAGCGAACGAATTTGGTCCAAGGGGTTTCACCTTCTGCAAACTGAACGCAAGCGCGGGCGGTGTTGTACAGGAATTCGTCGTTTCCGATCCAGAGGGAAGCGTTCCAGGTTTCGTAGTTTGCCCAACCGTTCATGATGTTTTTTGTTTGTTTGTTTTGTTGTTTGAATTCTACAGGGTCAGGGACGCAGATGCTGTGCCGCTTGGTCCAGTGCGTCTGCCGTCACAGTACGGGCAGGAACCGATGACCAGAACAGACCGAAGAGAGCAACGGTGACCAGGATACGAAACATGAGCGCGTGGTAGTAGGAAGGACGACGGGGTTTGGTCAGTGCAGCGATCATTAGTCGCGGTCGCTGATGTTGAACGTTCCCCAATCGGGTTGAATCCGACCCGCTCTCACGGCGTCCCGGTACTGCTTCTCCTGTTCCTGCTGTCTCAGGATGTTTTCCATGACCTTCTGCATCAGAGGGGAGGGAGTGCCAGTGGTCAGAAACTGACCGTTATGATGGCGTTGCATTGCTTTGTTTTCCATGTCTCTAATATAAAGGGTCGGGGGGTGGTTCTGTGGGTTACAGGGCGAACCTGTAACAATTGGTCATAATGCCTTCTTAAGGTAAATTTCTGCTAATCCAACCAGGTTGGAGTCTTCTACCGTGGTAGGAAGGGGAAGGGTGTTCCACTTGTGGAAGGTCTTACCCTCGTCGCCTTCGTTCATAATGTCTTCGATCAGGTTCCCTGTGACCTGGATAACGTTTGAACCTTGGTAGGTTGCCCCGTAGTGAGCGGAGAGGATATCGATTGCTTTTGTTTTGTTCATACCTGTATGATGGCATACTTTCCGGGATTTGGTAGTTCGTGGTGATACAAAACTCAGAAAGAAAACCTTAAGGTTGCTTGTGCCAATCTGCCAACTGGTCAGGCAGCCGACCTGGGTGTCATTAACTGTTCGCCCACTAAGTGTCTTAAACCTCTTCCTTCAGTAGTTGATAGCAACGATCTGCCTCTGATAATACTTCAGAATCTAATTCATCCCATTCAACATATTCGTACGCCCCACGGTTTGTCTCATAATCTCCATTAGAATAAAGCGGGTGATACATTAGAATGGTTTGATGATTGCCATCCAATGTATAAGTGCAACCGTTTTTTTGAGAGATCAGAAATACCATAAAGTTTGTGAGTTGTTATTAGTTAGTGTGAAAAGAGTTTGTATCAGTTACCGAAGAACTCATCGTGACAATCAGCAACGAAATCTACAAGTTCATCGGTACAATCAAGACCGAAGCGATCACATACCCAATCGACACACATTTCAAGGGAAGGCATCATCTCCAGCATGTAATTTGCGAGGTCTGATGCAATCTCTTCTTTGAGTCGGTTCATATCACTTTGCATCGCATA